TGCTTTTGTGACTTTGACGATCAAAGAATCGCCGGCCTCAAATACTGCTTTATCATTTGCACCTTGATTAACAAGATCAGCAGCAGTCAGAGCAGTCAGAGCGCCCTCTGCAGTGTTCAAAGTAGCCCACTCAAAAAGAGCAGTAGATTGATCATTGCCCAATACTTGGAAAGTTGCATAGTTAGTCGCATCAGCAACAATCCCAGCCACATCGACAACTTTAGCGGCTACAACTTCAATACGCTCATGAAAGCAGATCGCTACAGTGTCAGCAGTGCCGGCAGCTGTCTCAAGGCGGACATATTCAGGATAATAGTAAGACATAATAAACTCCAGTTAGATAGGGAGCCGAAGCCCCCTAATCAATGATTATAGATTGAATCCGAAAGCAACGTTTTTCACGGTTGAAGCATCCAAAGAATCAAATGTCAATCGCTCAGTAGCTACCATGTTGTAAGCGCCAGAAGTAATATCTTGCTCTTGTTGGATCTGGATGCCGCGACGTGCAAAGATATTCCAAGATTCACGAGATACTACTAACATCCCAGTAGTAGCGCCGGATCCTGTGTACTTTCCAGTAGTAGCAAGATCATCAGACATGAATCGAGATACTACTACAGGCATTCCGAAGATCGATCCCAATTGGCCAGTCAAGATTGTAGCTTGTGGGCCGAATTTGTCCAAAGTGATCAACTGCTCTAATCCCATCAGATTGCCGTAAAGAGCTTCAGGAGATACGATCAACACTTTGTCAGATGCAGCATACTCGCCCAATTGAGAAATCAACTCGAGCATTTTTGCAGCGTCGAAGCTGTTAATGTTCAAAGTAGTAGTTTTGTCAAATGCAGCAGCACGCAATCCAACGAATAAACGACGATGATCATTTGATCCGCCTAGACCAGCAGATCCCCAGCGTCCGCGAATATCCCAGTTAGCGATATCATCTTGATGAGTAGAAGCGGAATCACCATTTATAATTGCATCTTCAAGAGCATCGCGCATATCCTTAGCGATCATGCGTTGCATAGCAGGCAACAACAAAACAGCAGAATCTTCGATCAATTCTTCGTCAAGGATGTAACGAGTAGCGAGGCCCTTAGCAGTGATCTGAGCTTGGCCCATAGAGACAGTGCTAACAGGATACAAAGCAGGATTGTCGCTTGTTACAGTGCCTTTGATGTATGGACGGCCGCCGCGATCGATGCGAGGAGCTAACATAGTGTTAGATGTCATTTGTACTTCGTTGAACAAAGAGCGAACAACTGTCGGCACTTGATATTCCATGTGCAACTGAGCCAAGAATTGATCAGGGATCAACTCAGCACCAACACCGGATCCGTCATAGTTTGCTTTGCTGATTTGAGCAGCGATTGAGCGAGGCGCTACAGCAAGATGACGAGCAATAGCAAGATCCATTTTTGGAGTGCTTTTGTCGCCTACAAGCATGCTCTTGATCATCATGCGATCATTAGCAAGGCGCTTCATTTCTACGTGCCAGTTTGACAGATTCTCTTCTGTATCAAGCAAGCCGCATTCAGTGACAGTAGTCAAGCCAGCTGCTGTTTTTACGCGAGTTTTGCCAGTAGTCCAGCGGATAGATCCATCTTCGCCAACGAACTTTTTCAACTGATCGTCAGTGCCTGTGATCTCAGCAGAATCTGCACGATATACAGATTCTTCCATGATTCGCTGTGCTTCTTTGATAGCATTTACTTGCTTTTCAATAGTAGCAACTTTCTCATCTTGATTAGTGCGAAGAGTCTTAAGCTCTCCCATGATTTGTTTTACTGCGTCCATTGACATAGTATCTCCAGTAGTTAGGTAGTTAGTTAGTTATTCAATTCCTTAAGGTGGAACAGTAGATCGTCGAGTGAAAAGGATTTTTCTTCCTCTTCATCTTCGTCCATTTCTTTATCTTCATCATCATAGCCGGCGCCTTTATCTTCATCTTCATCGTGGCCGCCTTTGTCCTCTTCGTCGTGCATTGATTCTTCAATGATCTCCTCTTCTGGCTCTTCTGGCTGCTCTTCTGAATGTGCAGCGAATTCGACTAGATAATTGCCATTGTCAAGCTCTTGAATCGATACGATGTGCCTGTGTACTAGCATCGATTTTGCTACGTCTGACAGAGTGATATTTGCTGTGTAGTGCTTCGACAAAGTCGCTTCGTTATTTGCTGGGATAGTCACGATCGACACCTCTAATAATTCAGATTTAGGAAAATAATAGCCGCTTTTTCCGTGATATGGATGATCGGCAGGTAGTTTATTTCTGGCGATTGATTCGCTGGGTTGAAATCCAACAGATACAGCATTGATGAAGCCGCCGCGAACTTTGCGCTCGACTTGCTGCGCCACTTCGTCATTTTTATCGAATTCAACATCGAGCATCAGCTGGCCATCTTTGACGTATGCTTTGCCCTTTCCAATTGGCAGCTGTGTAGGATTATGATTCAGCAAAATGATCGGATTGCGCTCGTAGGCTCTGAGATCCCAGCCGCCCTGATCGACAATGTCGCCGTATCTGTCTGGATTCGCTGTAGACGCTACAAAAGATATCTTGCTATCTGTCTGCTCTGCTTTTGTGTTGAATCGCTTAAATTGCATGGTTTTAGCCCTCACAGAATACGATATAGCACATTGATCAAGGGTTGCATGTATTATTTGCGCTCTCTGTATTTCTCGTAGCACTCTTCGCGCTGTTCAATAAAGGATTCACAATGATCTACAATGATCTTACTGTTGGCTACATTGCTGATCTCTTCGCACTCTTGGCCGCTTGTTTTGCTGTCGATGCCGCGCGTCATGACTCTGCAATACATTTCCCTGCACAATAAGTCTCCGTAATTCTTGATGTATTCTGCGCCGCATGGTATCACGAGCATATCAAGATTTGTCAGCTGCTTGATGACTTCCTGCTGATCTCCTGCGACAGGATCCGCAACAACGACAACAGCTGGATCGGGCTGCTGTGCATTTCGTTTATTGATCATTGCTGCTGTGGAGACGCCTCCAACGACTAGCCCAGCAAGGCCAGCGATTGCCAAAGTTAAGATCATGTTATCTCCGTCGAAATCCTTGATATTGTCTTTTTGTCTATCTGTCATTTTAATTCTCGATGATCACGGGTGCAATAGTACAGCGGCAATTGATATCCATCGCAGGCTCGCCAAATGATGCAGGAGCAGCTCCAGCGTAGCCGTCGATCTGGAAATCATCAGTAACGGGGATCGGCTCGCTGTCGTCTAGTGCTGCATGTGTCTCTCTGACTGAATCGTCACGGCTAGAGATCCATTCTTTCATGACTTGCACATTTTCGGCCTCCTGAAACTCTCTATAGGCCTCATTTGTAGCAGTGTTGATCGCTTTCGTTGTCTCTGTCTGCGCGATGCGCTCTGCTCGTGCTGCGCTGAATGTTGTAGCCGCTTCTATCTGTCTGGCGATCTCTGCATTTGGCAGGCCGTCGACGATCCCGGGCTTGACTAATCTTTTGACTTGCTTTTCATTTGTATCGACAATCTGACGCGCGAATTTGGCGATCTGGCGCTCATCAATCTGACGCTCTCCAAATGCGAAATCAAGCGGGCGGGTAGCGCCGATCAATCTGTAAAGCTCTTCAATCTGATCATTGCCAGTCAGGAAATAGACAGAGCGATATGCACGGCCGATAATCGATCTGATTGCTTTGATCTCTGTTACACGTCCAAGAATCGATGCGTAATCTATTGCCTTGCTTTCCTGCTCGATCAGCTGTGTTCGTAGTGTCTGCGCACGCCGTGAATATCGTTTTGCAGCATCCTCGAGATAGATCTGTGACGCTCTCATGATCTGACGATGTGCTGGTTCATAGGAGCGCTCGATCCAGCTATGCCACACGCGATCTTTCTGCTCTTTGCTGCGTGCCTGCTTCGATTCAAGCCGGTTTTTCTCTGCTCTGATCACGGCTCTCATGTGATCAAGGCCACGAGATCCAACGACTAGCCATTTGATCTGCGCCACAACACCTGCCAGCCGATGATCTCGGAAATGACGCGCCGCCCATGCTTCGCGCAATCGGATCGCGAGCTCTTCTGTCTCTGTCTGGGCTATGCTGCTGTCTCTCTGGGCTATTGGCAGCAGTCGATTGAATTGCTTATTGCCTAGGATATTGCCGCCTGCTTTCCAGATCTCCGGATAATTCTCTTTGAGATCCAGCGCCTCAGCGTGTGGAAATCGCTCATATTCTGAATTTCTCAATGCGACTTGCTGATCTTCGCCATCCTCTGGAAAGTTTGTTGGATCCTTATCGCCTACAGATCCCCGCATTTCGTAGCTGTTAGCATTTTTTTTTTGCTCGAGCTCCTTAGTCAGCAAGGCAGTCAGCGCTTGCTCGATCTGCTGCTCTGCTTCTGTCTGGCTATCTGTCTCAATCTCTCCAAATGGACTATCTGCTAGCCCCTCGTATTGATACGCTTCAGCTGCTGACATGCCGTTTTCAATATGTCGCACAATGCGCTCTAATTTCTCTGATCGGATTGCCTGCAGTGCATCGATACTAGAGAAATCGATTTTCACTGAATACGACGGATCGAATAGCCGCGCAATTCTAGTCATAGCATGCTCGAGCTTGCTGGCTCGCTTCTGCTGGATTTCCCAGTATGTAATCGTAGCCTGTCGCGCTGTTGCGTAGTTTGCATCCGGCAAGCCTAGCACAGTAGACGGCACGCCACAGACAGCGCTGATATTTTCCCGTACCATTGTTCGAAGCGCTTGAAACTCAAGATCACGAGGCGACAGTGTCAGCGTCTCGACTTTGATCTGCCCACTTAGCGCCATAGCGCCGCCTTTCTCTGTCATTGCCTGATATGCCTGCGTGATTTCCTGTCTACGTCGTCGATCCCAAATATCCGCGGGATCTGCTGGCGACAAAAGGACATCTGGCCGGCCTTGCTTCGATACACTGCTCGCCATTCTCTGCGCGTTGATATCTGCTGTAATCTCTTCGTTTAATGCCTCGACTAATCCAGATCCATAAAGCTCGCCGTTGCTGTTGATATCCCAGCTGGCGTTACGCGTGTGAATAATACGATCAACAGGATACACAGCAGTCGATCCGCCGTCGTTGTATTCGTAGCCCTGAATCATTTTGACGGGATCCGGAATAATCCGCACGTTTTCAGGATGCAGGCGATACAAGCTTGTCGGCCGCGATAGATCTCCGACGATCAGAATATAGCAATTGCCTGTCATCATCAGATCGACAATCAGCTGCTCTTTGAACAATGCGCCGTCCGTGTTGCTTGACGGCTGCTCGAATAGATCCAGCACGGGGCTATCGTCGATCTCTGTCTGCTGCTCGCCTTTGCCAGATAGTAGCTTGATAGGCAGGCTGGCGACATCTTGACTGGCTCGTGTTACGCAGGCATGTGTATAAGCATGCTTCCCAAATACTGCCATAGATTGACGCGGGCTAAATGTGGGCGATACTCCATTGCCGACGCTCCAGCTGGCCCCGTGTTCAGGCGCCTTAGGATTCTCAACGACCTGCCCAAATGCTTTCATGATAAAGCTAGGCAGCCAGCGAGCTAGCGTGCTTTGCTTCTGTATTTGTGTACTCTTAGACATAGCAACTCCAATCAATGAATCCAATATATCAGATAATCACGGATCTTGACAGTTTGCTGATTTCTAAAACGACAAAAGGAGCCGATCGGCCCCCCTTGCTTACTATCTGACTATTTATGATTCATAGATCTCGCCGGTGTTGATTCTCATTGTGTAAATTGGTGTTTTTACAGATCCTGTCTGTGTGTATGTTTTGCCGTTAAACTCATAAGACATTGTCCAATCATATTCGAATTGTACCAATGCTGTATCTCCAGCCTCAAGGGCTTGATTTGCTAGCCATTCAGTCGCACAGATTGCGGCGCCATCTTCTGCTTTGTAATATCTATAAAGTGAAACTTTGACCTCTCCGACTTGTTGCATGTCAGATGTTGCAAGCTGTGAGAATGTTTCTGATTGTGATTTAACTGCGTTGATGATTTCTTGTTTTGTCATTGTTTTTCCGTTGTTTGTATAAGCGACATTGCTTATACTTATATAATAACAACTATAGTTTACACTGTCAACTATTTTACACAAGTTTTTTCAAAAAAAGTAAAACGGGATCGCGCCTGTCCCAACACGATCCCAAAGAACATTACTCGATTTCCCTCAATATCAAGCAAGGCCTATACTATAGCACACTATTTCATCTTTGATATCGGCGGCCGTTGTAGCTCGCCCCTGAGTGCTAGACAGAGATAGATAATATGCTTGCAGTGCTTGCCTTGAGGCAGTTTGCGAAACTCGAAATCTGGACATGTACACATAGCAGCTCGATCAGTGATAGAGACATGATGCCGGCGATCTTTGCCTTTTGTGTTGACAGCTGCCATCATGTGATGAAGTCCGAAATCGTGGCGCTTTTCTATGATGCCCTCGCATTGTAGATCTTTGATCTTGAGTACGCGCTTTCTAGCTTCCTGACTATCTAGCCAAGCAAGCTCTGAATAAAAGGGATTGATGATTGAATCGAGTAATTGGATTCGCATTTGTTGCTCCGTTGTTTATATAGAGGCAGCCAGCGAGCCGGCCGCCCCGTTGATTGATTATTTTATTGTGATGTATGCTACAAATTCATTTCCATACTTTGCTGCAGATTCATCTTGTCGCCAAGTGTACTCGATACCCATATCAGACAAGATGCAATCTACTTCGTTAAATTGTGATTCTGATTGTACAACGATTAATCCTGTTGATTCGATGAAGTATCCAATATTTTCATCTTGTAGCCAGTTACCGATTTCGTTGATTTGTTGCTTAGTCATTTTGTGATCCGTTGTTTTTTTGTTGTTCTAAGCGTTTTGCTTATATATACATAATAACAACTATTTTTATCACATGCAACTATTTTTATCACTTTTATGCAAATAAAATTACAAAAAGTCTATAATCCCCATCCTGCTAGGAATCTTTGAGGATCGCTTCTGATGCTTGCTGATACAATAATGCTTCGTCACACTCGATCAGCTGGCTCAAGGCCTTGAGCAGAAAGACAAAATACACAGTCTTAGGAATCGAATTGCCGCGCATCCAATTTCGAACATCTTTTCGACTGACGCCCGATCTATCGGCTACCTGCTCGACAGTTAGATCATTGCGATTCATGACACGCAGCAGCCAGCTAGCAAATTGTGTTGTATCCTCTGACATATCCCCTCCCTATTGATGCAGCTGCCAGCGCTTCAAAAATGCGATCTGATATCTGAGAGCATCCAGCGCGTGATCGTTGGCTTTTACCGGCCGATCTCCTTTTGCACTCTTTGCCCATTTGTATAGCCTGAATTCACGGATCAGCTGCTTACATGAATCATGAATAACTAGATGCGGCTTGCCCTCGCTATCTAGTGCAAGGCGCTCTTTTACCCAGTTAATCGTCTCAACGACTCCGATATGCTTCGGAGCTGGCTTGTTTTCAATGCCACACTCCCTCATCAGTGTCATGCGCCCGTCTCGGCTCTCTGGATCGGCTACTGTCCATCGATATTGCTCATTGTATCGTCTTTGTAGATTGTTGAGAGCGCGCCCATTCTCAAGGCTTGTTTTTTCAGTCTGATAATATTCTCGATAGACGTGTAATACGTCATCACGCTCATCATGCGCAAAATACAGACATGCAAAAGGATTACGCACTCCAAAATCAATAGCACGATCACGAGGCCAGTGATCAGGGATCTCGAAAGATTCGATAACGTGTACATTTCTATCAAACTCCAAATAGACGAGGCCTTGCTGATTTGTGAATTCTCCGAATAGGCGTGATCGCTGGCTTGCCTCGCTCATATGTGCGATCGCTTTTCGCATTTTGACACTGGATACAAACGGATTATCAAGCCCAGAGATCGAATAGCAGCCATAGCCGATTTGTGGATTTTCGATGAATACGTCATGCACCCAAGTGATCCCCTTAAGCGGCGTCATCGTGCAGACAACTTTCCCGCGCTTATCAATACAGCGCAGCATCGATTCATCGAATATATCTTTGGGATGCTCTTCATCCAGTACAACTAGCGACACAGCTCCGCCTTGGAATTTCTCACGTCCAGATTCAGCAGACATCGATAATATCTTGCCGCCATTTGGGAGCAGTGCATGCGCGCGATCCTGTGCTTTCCAGCGCACAAAACGCGTGCCAGCTGGGCAATACTTTTCAATCTTTGGACGCAGATATGTCAGTGCATCCCCATAGCTAAGAGCAGACACCCAGACTTCGCTCGGCTCCTGTGGTATCAAGTCGACTGGGATCTGATTCAAAGCCATCCATTCACGCACCCACCATTCACCAGAGCCAGCAGCGAAAGCGACAGAGAGCATCCCAGCGCCTGATTCTGTTTTGCCGCTTCTGTTGCCTCCTGACAGCAGAAAAGCCTCAGAGTGTCTAAGCACATTTAAGATCGCCTCTCTTTGGCTCGTGCGGCGCTCAGTGATATCACAGCGCTTACATGTATAAACACTATTGCCGATATAATCCATAGGCTGCCCACATCCGCGAGGCCTGTCTGAATTAGCAGCTAGTCCATCCCAGCGATGACAATGAGGCGTCCAGAGGCGTGCTAGCGCTAGCGGATACTCTCTGGCTATCTGCTCTATCTTCTGATTGATTTGCAAGTATTTGATTAGGCTTGACTTGTCCATATTGGGATCATATCACAGCAAGGCAGTGAGCGAGCAAAAAAACAAAGAATCTCCGGAGCGCTTGCCATGCTCCAGAGATTCAAGAGAAAAATATTCCAATGCCTGAAATACTATAATCTGATCAGGCTAGATTGCAAATACAAATTATGTGCGATTATTCAATACATATAGATGATGATTGATCAATGTTTTGATCCAGCCACTATCTAGCCGCTGCTCATCGACAATCAAAGATTCTGTCAGTGCATTTTTTGATCTGATCTTGATCTTGATATTCTCTAAGCTAATCCTGACGCTTTCAATCGTGTATTCACTTCGATCAACGAATCCATCATTGACAAATGAGATTATGATAGCTGATGCATCATCGACGATCTTTGCAGTAAATTGGAAATAGTGCCAAGTATTGGGATCTTCGCCTTTTGTCCAGTTCAGATCTTTGAATATATATCCTAAATATTCTACGCTCATTTCGCCTGCCTTGCTTTTTTGCGCTCAGCTGCGATCTTCTTTGTATAGATGATATATGCGCCGATTACGTTTACTTCTGCATGAATGATCTGTGTCAGCTCCCACAGTAGATCGACGCGTGGCCAGCTGGTGCCATTGCGCCATTTGTTAACGGCTTCGCGGCTACAGCCTAGCTCTCTGGCTATGTGTGCAACAGATAGCCCGCTGTGATCGATTTCTGCAGTGATTAAGGCGGCAAAAGTGCCGTTATTTCGTAGTCTGATAATAGTCCTGCCCCATTGCTGGACGTCTTTTCTGTCGTAGTCTGGATGTGTCATTTTGTTGCTCCGTTGTTAGTGTGTTTTTCTTTGAGTAAATGGATGATTATTTCTAGCAGCCAGCCGATCTTTTTCATCGTGTCAAGATCTCGATTAAGATACGCATCGATTGCGGCCTGTTCAAGATTTGCCTTGATATCCTCTAGCTGCTGCTCTGGGCTTTTTGTCTCTGGGCTTTTTGTCATCGTTGCTCCGTTGTAGTTAGATAGGGAGCCAGC